GGCGGCTTGCTCGTTGCCCTGCCGGAGTTCGTAATTTACGAACTGAAGTTGCTGATCGAGCGTCGACTTCCGAATATCGATGCCGAACAGCTTCTTGAACGCTTCCTGACGATCGCCGTGCCATTGCGCAATTCCGTATGCATCGCCGCCATCCCCCACGGCGCCCGGGTTGAACATGCTCTCCGACCACAGATTTGCCGCGATGCCGGCGGCCTGTTGCGGACTCCAGCCCATACCCACCAGTGAAGATACGGCCGCTGCGGTCTTCGGGTCTTTCGCTGCGCCAGCGCTGCGCTGTTGACCTATCGGGTCACCGTCCCACGTATTCGAACGGCGAGATGCGAGGTATTCATCCTCGCCTGTATTCAGGCCCTTGCTGTAGGTCAACCCCAGAGCGCCGACAACGAACGGATTGGCCGCCAGTGGCGCGAGCAGGCCCGCCAGCGTGCTCGCCTTGCCGATAAGACCTGCGAGGCCAGCAATCGGCCCCGCGAAAGTGATGGCAGCAAGGGCAAGAGCGATGCCTTCCACGCCACCGAGCGACGTGCCGAGGTCCGCAACGGACTTCGCCGTTTTGTCCCAGTCGATGTTGTCGATCCATTTGGCGATCTTCGGCCCGTACTGATCGGCCAGCCGCGCGAATTCGTCGACCATCCGACCAACCGCCGGCGCGAGTGACGAACCGATCGAATTCTTCAGCTTGTCTACTGAGGCATCTAGCGCAACCATCGACTCGTTGAACTTCTCACCCTGCGCGATCTGCTCGGGCGACATCGTCGCGTGCAGCTTGTCGAACTTCGAGACGAACTGATCGAGCGTACCGCGGCGAATCATCGCCTGAATCCCACCGAGACCGAAGATGTCGAGGAACGTCTTCTGCGCCTGGGCGTTGGTGATCTTCTTCGCGGCTGCTGCGACATCGTTAAGGCCGCGCACCACGTCGATCGTGCCGTCTTTCAGACGATGAATACCGATGCCCTTATCCGACAGCACGCCAGCAGCAAAATTGTTCCGGCCGGCCGAGGCGTCCTCAAACGCAGAGCCCAGCGACTGCATGCTGCTCGTCATGGTATCGGCGGACAGCCCGGCGACGCGCGCGGCACCGCGGTACCGTTGCAGATCATTCGTCGATACGCCGATAACGCTTGATGTATTCGCGATCTCGGTCGCAACCTTGCCCCAACTGGTTGCAAAAGCAGCGATCCCGGCGATGCTCCCAACACCTACTATCGCAGCGAGCGGCGGCGCAATCGACGAAACGCTGCGCGCGACGCTCTTTGCAGAGTTACCGACGGATTCAAAGCGCCTGCCGATCTGGTCGAGACCGGTTTCCTTGCCAAAGGCAGCGACCGACGCCTTGACGTCGTTGACCGGCTTCGTCATCTTCGCGATCGAGTCGTTGACGCGCCTGGCGACTGCCGTAGCCTTGTCAACCGCACTGATCGTGATTTGAAAAGCTGCCCCTGCTGCCATTACTGGATCCCCGACTCTTTCATGCGCTTCGCTTCCTGCGACCAGTAGACGAAGCGGCTCAGTTTCAGGCGCCAGGCGTCCTCAGGCCCCCAGTGGTAGTACTTCGTGACCTCGGCGACTATGCTTCGCCAGTCGTCGGGCCATCCGACGTAAAACCCTGCAGGTACGCGACCGCCTCCTCGTAGTCACGCTTACCGAGGTTTCGGATCGCCTGCACCGGCACGCCAGACACGAACGAGATCAGGGCCGCATTCGTCGCATACGACGAGTCGCCGGCCTTGAGGCAGCGATCGAGCTCGTCGACGGTCGGTTCACGCAATTCCAGCGTGCCGTACGACACCGAATCGCCCTTGATCTGGATCGCCTTGCGCAGCGTGAGCACCAGCGTGTCCGGGTGCACTTTCGTTTCGTTGATTTGATCGTTCATGTTCAGTTCTTGGGGGTTTCGGTGACTTCCGGCCCTTCGAACTTGACGTCGAAAACGGCTTCCTCCGAATCGACCTCTTGATCTTCGACGGACCACATGTTCCGGCCAATGACGGTCTTACCGTTCGCGAGGCTCGCGACCACGGTAACGTTCGTCATGTCATTGACGTCGGCGACGGTGAGACCACCCCAATCGCGCATTTGCATTGCGATCGAAGGCGCACGGTACTTTTCCTTGTAGCCGTGCACACCGTCCATACCGGTGAGCGATTCGCGCGTCTTCTTGCCAGGGCTGTACTTGAAGTTCGCCGAGACCAGATACGTCGCTCCGTCCACCGTGACAGACGCGGTGCCGGCGAGCAGATTGCTAGGCATCGTGTGCCCTCCATAAAAAAGAAAAGGCACCCGCAGGTGCCTTCAGATGGTCGAAACGATGCTTACGCGGGCGCGACCTCATTGCTGAACTGCATGAGCAGCGCGAAGATTCGCAACTGGTCGATCAGAACAGCCGGATACAGGACGTCGACGCGGTTCGGGTTTTGCGCGTTCTGCTCGACGATCAGGCCTTGGGCGAACTGCGCACTGCCCTGCACGTAGCCAGCCTCTTCGAGCGTTTGATACTGTGCGATCAGGTCAGCGCGGATCGTGTTCGGCGTGACGACGTTATTGCCTGCTGTCAGGCGGGTGCCGTTCGCGGCGAGCTTCACGCGTGAGTACTTGCTCGTCACGACCGACTTCAACTGCCGAAGGACGAACGTCAGGTTGTTCATCGTCTCGACTTCGAGATAGCTGTCGTCGGGCTGGCCGAAGCTGTTCTTCTGATACGTGGTGATCAGATTTTCCAGCGCCACGGTGCCGTCGTCAGCAACCGAGAACGTGCTCACGCCCGTATACAGCAGCGTGTTGCGATCAGTCAGCTGGAAGCGCGATTGGATCGGCGGCGCCAGAACCGTCGCGAGCGTCACGGTCTGCAGCGGCTGCGCAGGATCGGCGCGGCACGAAACAGCGACGGCTGCTGCGATGTCCGCGGCCCAGATCCAGTTCGGCGACGGCGAGTCGTTGAAGCCCATCATCGACACGTGCTCGTCGTTGCGAGCAGCACCGAACGTCTGACAAGTCGCCAGCGTGCCGCGCACGGCGCCATATGCTCCGCCGTACAACTGCTGCGACCAGCTCCAGCGCCCCGTTGCCGTGCTCAGGAAAGCCTTCATCGCGTCGAGCGACGTCGAATCGTTGTACGGGAAGGCGATGAAATCGTAGGTCGTGTCGCCGAGCGCGGCGAGCGCCGACGTCAGGGTCGGGTTCGTCGTGCCGCCCGTCATCGCGACGATCGTGGTCGTCAAGCCTGCGGGCGTCGATTCGCCGCCGGCAGCACCACGATAGTTCAGGCGCAGATCAATGTCGTTGCCCGCGGCACCCTTGTTCTTCGCCGTGAAGTTGACCTTGCTCGCGGTCGTTCCGTCCACAGCGGCAGTGACAGGCAGATCGGTTGCGGCAGTCACTGCTGCAGCAAGTGCCGTGGCGAGCTGAGCCGGCGTTTGCGACGACGACACTGCCATCGTCAGGCGCTGACCGCCGATATACAGATTCAGCGTGCCGTTCGCGGTGGCCTGCGCCGTGAAATTGAGTGAACCGGCCGCAGCGACAGCAGCACCATCGTCGGCCAGCGGCAGATACCAGACCTCACCGAACGAGTCGCGCGCACGGTACGCGGCCGTCATCAGCGCGAGCATGGAACCGGGGCCGCCGACCGCCTTGGCATCGGCGACACCCTGGCAGATGCGCGGGACGCCGGGCGTTCCGGAGCCGGCAGATGTGATCTGGCCAATGATCAGCGCGCGTTGCGTCTGCTGGCCACTGTTTGCGTTTCGCGGATCGAGATCTGCATAGAACAGCGGAACGCGCAGATTTTGCGGTACGTTGGGGAAAGCGATCGTCACGCCGAGGCTCCTTTCGAGTTCGACGCTTTCGATGCAGCGTCAGGTTTCACGATCCGCGCATCGCCGTCATTGATGCGGCGGTGCCAGTACAGGTCGAAGTCATCGACGGTGATGCCTTCGGCCGGGATAAATTGCTTCGTCACCGGGTCGAGCACGTTCGGCCCGCCTGGCACAGGTTGGACGACCATGCGTCGCTCCCTAGGAAAAATTGAGTGTGAGACCGGGCTCTGTCGTGCCGTCCGGCTGCTGCACGGTGATGTCCATGCGCTGCAGCGGCGTCAGCGGAATCGGGAAGAAATCGTCGGCGGTCTGAAAATGCTCGACGTCGATCGTCATCACCAGCTCAGCCATCGGCATTTCACCTTCCGAGCTCGTCGAAAGTTCTGAGTCGATCGATGAAAACTGCTGGATTCGCTGACTTCCGTCCGGCAGTGCCCATATCGCCGGGTTGTTGATCAACACCGTCTCGATCTGCGCCTTTAGCGACTCGGCGGCCGCAAGCGCAGCAGCTGAACCAAGGTCGCCGACCTGACCCGGCGATTTCGTGCGGGCGATCACTTCGATCGTCGACGTGACCGTGAACTGAGGCACGTTCCGGCCAGCCGACTCCTTCCGCTCGCGCCGCGCGTGCACGAGAATCGTCGGATAGGCGTTGCCCGCGGTGTGCCAGTCGAATGGCGAATACACCGACGTGCCAGCATCCGTCGCGCCGATCAGCGCTCCGACGAACAGGCTGC